ATATTTTTAGAACCAGTCTTTTTCGATGATGATTTACGCGGTCAATTCCGTGTACTTGGAAACGTCGCGAATAAAAAGAAAATGGTTTTCGTTCAGCAACTTGAGAATATTGTTAGAAAATATTCTGGTTGCGGATTTAACCCGGTCGGATCGGTTGATATTTATCAGCGTACAATCGACGTTGAAAAAATGAAGGTTGATTTAGAAATGTGCTGGGACGAATTTGAAGACACAGTTTTTGAGGAGTTGTTAAAAACAGGAACAAGGCTTCCAGACATTTCTGGAACTTTGATTGAAAATATCTTATTGACCCGTGTTCAACAGGCGATAAGAAATGACATTACTCGTTTGTCTTACTTCGGTGACCAGTCTTCCAATAATCCTAACTTTGATTCTTTAGACGGATTTTGGACAGTTTATTACCCTCAGTTGGTTGCAGACGATTTAGTACCACGTGCTAACACGGGGTCAGGTACAAACCTTGCGGCTGGTGACGGTTTCGCAATCCTTAGAGATGTTTATGACCAGGCTCCTTTGCAGTTAAAAGGTTTGCCAGCTAACCAAAAAGTATTCAATGTAACGCAAAGCGTTTATTCACAACTTCGTGAAGACATTGAAAACGGCGGTGGCGGTGACTACGGTTTATTGCAGTTAATAAACGGGGTTGAACAATTTACCTTTAGAGGTGTGACTGTTATACCACAATTTCGTTGGGACGATATTGCAACGTCTTTAGGAACAACTAAGCCTCATTATGTGGAATATACAACTCCACAAAACAAGGTACTTGCGACGGACGTGTTAAGCCCTGAGACGGCTTTAGAACTTTGGTATGACCAGAAAGACGAAAAGGTGTATATTAAGGCTCGTTTTAAAATGGGTGTTAATTATATTCACCCTTCTTTAATCAGCTTAGGCTACTAAACCAAAAATATGAGTAGTATAACAAGCGGTTGGCTTAACCAATGTACGGATGGAACTTGCGCTGGTGGTATTGGCAAATTTTACATTGCCAATGCAAATCAGGTTACAAGTATTACAAACAATACATCGGGAGCAACCACGGCAATAACAATGGTTTCATCGGCTGCGGTATTTTACGAGGTGGAATTTAGGGAAAATTCAGGAGCATTCACGGAGACCGTGACGCAAGACCCAGACACTTTATCGGTTGCGGTTGAGCAAAGTTTGGTAGGTATTATAAATTGCCGTGACCAGGAGTTAAGAAACTTAATTCAAGATATGTCGGGTCAGGCATGCGGTTTAGTTTGTGTTCACGTTGAAAATACAGGGCTTTATTGGATTTGGGGCGCTGAGGTTATCGGAGCAAAAAAGAGACCAGTAAGGTTAACAAGTGCTGAAGGTTTATCGGGCGCTTTGTTTACTGATTCAAATCAAGAGACATTGACGTTAACTTGCAGAACGACAGAAAAAGCAAGGTTCATTGTTAATGGAGCAACCGTAATGGCTGCACTTGATTAAAATATAATTTATGATAGTTCGCGAAAAAAGTAAGCTAATGATTTACGTTGGCAATGACCCAACGGGAAAAGCGGGAATACTAAAGAAGGCTATCGGAAATTTTACACAGGCAGAACTAAGGGGTTGGTATAATGCCAACCCCAAATCTGTTAGCCAGCATGTTATTTTTACGCCTGAGAAAAAAACCTATGAGCCAAATAAAGAAGACGATTCAAGCGACGCCAAACAGGGCTAATAGAAATTTAAAAAGGAATAATAGTCCTTTATTGGCTTCGGTTACTTTAGATACTTCCAACACTATGTTAGTTGTGGAGGATATTTTTAATGAACCGTCCCGCGAAAGACTTGATTTTACAGGAGCTAAATGGGTTAGATTCTTTACTCAAAAAGACGACTTTTTAAAAAGTCTTATTGCCATTGTAAATAATTCCCCAACGCTTAGGCGTATCATTGAGGATAAGGTTAATATGGTTGTCGGTGACGGCTTTATTCCTATGAAAGGTAAGTCTAATACCTTGCTTACAACCTCAATGAAGGGTGAGGTAATAACCGACGATTCTTTAAATGAGATTGAAGAAGTTATTGGGCAAGTTAATCTACATTCACAAAACTTGCAAGAAGTTCTTGGTTCATTGACTTTTGATTACGATGCTTTTGGAAATTGCTTTGCAGAAATTGTACGCGGCAAAGTTGGTAATGAGCCATTCACTTATATTTACCATGTCCCTGTTTACAATATTGGCATACGAAAAGCGGAAGCGGATCAGATTATCCGTTCCGTTGGCATTTACGATAACTGGGAAGAAGTGCCATTAACGACTGAGGGCACTTATTACGAAAAGGAAGGATTTAGGGAAATACCAATTTATCCAGAGTTTAAGAAATTAGAAGACGGAACGGAACGGTCAATTATTCATGTTAAGCAATACGCGGCGGGTTATTTTTACTTCGGTTTACCTGAGTGGATTGGCGCCAAAATGTGGGCAGAGATTGAATATAGGATTCAGCGATTTAATACGAGCAAGTTTGAAAATGGCTTTATGCCTTCGGGTATTTTACAATTTTTTGGGTCAATGACATCTGCGGAGGCTAAAAGCCTTGTTGAAGGTATTGAGGCAAAGTTTACAGGAATGGGAAATAATCACAAATTATTTGTTCAGGTTCTTAGAGATGAAAAATTAAAGGCAAATTTTATTCCCACGTCAAAAGAAAATGAAGGTGAATTTTTAAACTTGCAAAACCTTGCAGCCTCAGCGATTGTCGTGGCTAACCGTTGGAGTAAATCCTTAGCGGGCTTCGCAACGTCCGGGCAACTTGGAAGCAATCAACAGATAAGGCAGGAAATGGAATATTTGCAAAATACTGTTATTAAACCACGTCAAAACTTAATGCTTTCAAAGATTATTAACCCTTTCTTAAAAGAAATTGGGCTTTATAATTCAGCGTTTACCGACGTATCGTTTGGTATTTCAAATACTTTGCCTGTGTCTTTCATGGGTGAAATAAAAGTTGAAGAAAACCTTTCGATGAATGAAAAAAGAGAAATATTAGGGTACGCACCCTTAGAAATAGAACAAACAACCCCAATCAATGAGCCAATTAATACAACCGAGTGAAGTAATAACTGGAGGGGTTGCACGTCCAACGCCAGCAGATATAAGACTTGATAAAACGCTTATTAGTCCACATATTCAAGATGCGGAGTTCCGTTGGATAGTCCCAGCCATTGGCTTAACCTTATATGATTCAATGGTTGCAGATAAAGGAAATACAACGGCTTTTACATCAACGGCTTACCAGGATATATGGGACAAACAATTAAAATCATTTTGTGCCAATGCGGTACTTTATGAAGCTTCGCCTTACATGGTCATGCAGCTTGGTTCAAATGGTTTATATACCTTAGATAATGAGTATGGGCAAAATGTTGGAGTTGATGGTTTAAAATTTTATCAAGACACGTTGTTACAAAGGTTAGACGTAAAAAAGAAGAGGATTAAAGATTTCCTTTGCAATTATTCAACACCTTTAACAGCGTTTATTCCCAGTGCCATTGGTTGCCCTGAGGCTACTTGTTACGGTGACGAAGAGGAACAAATCTTAGATATTTATAACACAATGGGTATAGTATTATGATAGACAAACCAAAAAAAGATAGACGTTTTTTAAAGACATTGGGAAAAATAGGTGAGATTTTAATCCAGGAGGTTTTATTGAAAGTGGGTAGTAATTTGATTAAGAGGATTGGGGGTAAAAAAAATTTACCCTCAATATTTTTACTATTCCTATCTATTTCCCTTTTTGCCCAATTCCCAAACACAGGCAATAAGCAAAGATTAGGTTTCCAGACCACGGGAGATGGTCTTGTTTGGAGAGGTTCAATTTCCGATACAGCAAGCATTCAACCATCAACAAATCAAAATGCTTGGTTAATCATTGATACCGTTAATTTAAAAATATATTCCTTTGACTTTACCTCCAACGTTTGGGGCTTAGTTAGTGGTGGAACATCAAGTTTAACCATGCCTTTTGATTCAATTACCTTTAACACGGCAAAGGATGGAACGGTGGGAGTAGGTGAGGTTGAATATAATGACACTCAGGGTTCTTTAATACAAGGCTTAAAAGGTGGTTTAG